GATTGCCGACTAATTCCATACAAATTCTACTTGAAACTAATATTTGTACCGTCTCCGGCGAAACACTTTTTCTTTATTCTTTCTAAAATAAGCGGCACTGCTGATGCTGTAACATGTAGTTCTCTAGCTATTTCTGCGTAAGTTAACTTATGTGGCTCCTTTAGGATCATCTCACAAACTTTATATTCTCTCTTCCATTGACCCTCCACTCGTTGCTTTGACTTAATTAAAGTTTTTTTAAGCCGATCCAATAAAACTTCAGTCTCAACTTCATCGTACCCAGTTTCCTCATGCCCTACAAAATAAGCTAACGTATTATTTTCTGTTTCTTGATTAGCGTACTCGTAATCTAAGCTAAGAGTTGTTTGAGAATATACTTTTTTATGAAGTGTCTTTAATGCATTAAATACACTAGTAGTGTAAAAGGTAATAAATTTTACCCCATAACTAGAGTCGTAGTTTTTAAGACACTTTAACAGTATGTCTTCACATAAAGCAAAAACTTCAGCTTTGTCCGAATACTTAGTTTTTTGGTACGCAATATAATTCATTGTCCGGGATAATTTGTACAAGATAATGCTTAAAAGATTTTCGTTTTCTGAGATCTGATACTGCTCTACGCAAGCTTGAAGATCGGTTTTGTCAAACCTCCTATCAATTTCGAAGTACGTTGGATTACTCACTTCACATTGCCCCTTTCGTTTTCTTTGTTTTAGTGTTTAGTGTTTAGTAATTTACTATATTAATTATAAACGATTACACAAAGAAACACAAATATTTTTTTTAAAAATTAAATTGGATTTATGAATTTTACTCGATCTAAATCCTCTGGCGTAAAATCATTTGCGTCATTATACATAGGAAAATCTTCCTGATTTGGAATACGAACTCTAAAATCTTTATACGTCTGTTTTATAATCTTCTCTCTAGCTTCCAGCCCAGGAGTATCGAAATCCATCCATATAACTAAATCTCTAATTCCGTATCTTAATAATAATTCTTTTTGTAATATACGTTTTCGAGATCTATCCTCAAATAATATCCTACCAAGTAAACTAACAGCTGGATACCCGTTTTGAAATAAATAAGCGGCGTTAAACTCTCCTTCAGTAAGTATAACTCCGTATTTTTTATAATTCTCCTCAAGTTTTTTATTCTGGCAAGTTCCATTTTCTATCGACTGTATTAATTGTAACACTTGATAGAATCCATATAAGATATGTTGTTTTGGAATTCCACTTTGATTAAGATATTTATTTGTGCCGGGTGGCGGTTCGATAAATCTTTGCTTTACAAAAACTAATCCTCCCTTATGATCTCTAACTGGCATTGTTATTGTATCGTGTGTGGGATTATACCCATATTCGTAAAAAAGTATAGTGCTTAATTCAAATTTTCTTTGGAATAAATAATCGCAGGTATATCTGTAGTTGTCCAAAATACTTTCATCCATATAAGAATAAGGTAAAGAGTCTTTACGCTCCCTATCACAGTTTAGATGTATAGTAGGCCTCTCTTCAATTGCCATAGTATTATATTTTTGTAGTATATACCTTCTTCCATAATTCCTGTCAGTACTACCAAGGCAATAAGATACAAACTCAAAGAAATCGGCAGTATACCCACAAGTAAAACAATGAACTGTTCCTGCCTGATACTGTTTTCCATTTCTTATTACAGTAGTTTTACTTATCCCACAACTAGGGTCTCTCTCCTGTCCATTTTTGTGAATAGGGCAAGTAATTAAAATATCTTTAGTATGATCCTTAATTTTAACATCTTTTAATAAATTTATCTCCTGATTGTGTAACTCCGCTTGAAGATCAAGAACCATAGTATCAATATTAGCTAAAATAACTAGACCATCAATTGTAACCATTAATTAATTCCTTTCTATAGTGGTATACAAAATTTCTTCTAATCCTTTTTCTTTATTCCATACAAAAGTCTGTGAACAAGCTATAGCACCTGTGTATCCAGATTCGAAATGCCAAGCATCGGTAGCTGTAATAGATGACAAATTTCTTATTTTAATACCATTAACTTCTCTCACTTGCTCGCTATGAAGGTGAGCTCCATGCCATTCTCTATATTTAGTTCTTCCCCAAGCCTGCGGTTGTTCTACTTGCATGTTACCTTCAATTCTTTTCTTTTCTTTATCTAAATGAGTAAACCCAATTAGATTCTTCCCAAACTCAACATACTTACGTGTCATCGGATTTGAATCTACTGTTATGTTTGGGTTATTTCTAAACCACCCCCAAACAAAATGTGTTAAAAAGAATGATGTAAGACTATCGTGATTTCCTGGAACTAAAAATGCAAACACTGGACTTTTTAACTCGTGGTGCAACAAATCTATAGCTTTTACTATAAGCTCTGTTCCTACATAATACATTTTATGCAAACGACCATCGTTATCTTGAATAGTACCTTTTGTTGTAGCTCCTAGCATGTTATCGAAATTAAAAAAATCGTTACCGATAGGAAATATTATTTTCTCCCATTTCTTATCGTAAGTTCTTTGAATTACATCGTAAATAACTTGCATGAAGCGGCTCTCTGCAATTTTCCTGTCGTAATTTTCACCTGTTTCCGGAGCCCAAGCCATTTTACTAAGATGTAAATCTACTATTGAAATTTCTAACATACGATCGCTTTTTGTATCTACTAGTTTCTTAACATGAGGGCGTTTGTACGTTTTTGCTAAATTCTCGAAATAATCTTCTATGCCGGCGGCGAGTTTTTGCATTGCATAATCCTTTTTACGATACATATCTAACTCTCGTTTCATAGAATCTATTTCTTTTTGTTGTAACGTTAAAAAATATTTTTCTTTCTTTTGCTCCAGAGTAAATTCAGCAAGTTGTTCTGGAGTATAAGTATTCATCTCTTCGTCAGTAAACGGAACATCGTCATGCGTAATTCTAAAAGCAGTTTTTATAACCACAAGATCAGCTCTAGGGATATTTAATTTCCTTGCACATTGATTAAGGGTTAAATAACCAGGTCCGCAGTATAATCGTTTAAACTGAGTTAATTTCTCTTTTGTAATTTTTATAGAACCTGTTCCACCTTTACGATGTATTATATAGTATTCATCGTGTTCTTCAATTGACGGTGTATCTTCCTCAAAACCAAATTTTTCGCCAGAGCATTTACCATACCTGTTTTTTATACCACGAGTAGCTTGAACATACCTACGTACTTCATCAGCTTCCAAATTTAAACCAAATTCCTGGTTTAAAATTTTAGCCATGTCGGTATACTTTAGTCCATTTCGTTCTTTTGATAATTTAATCGCTCGTTCTTTCCAAGACATATTAATAACCCCCAAAATATACACTGCTATACAGTGTATACAATTCTTGAATTTACAATATATTTACAACAGGCTAAAACAGCCCGTCGTTAAGTTCTTGCGTATCCATTGGCTTAAATATACCAAAGTTTATGTTCCAAGTATAAAAGAATTCCTTACCTTTAGTTCCATACCTATTTTTCTTAATAACTGCCTTTGCTCCATTTGCAATCTGCATAAATGAAATAACACGTGTCGCATTTTGCATAATTGCGTCAGATCCAAAAGAGTCTTCTATTTGTGGGCTAGCATTTGGATCTTTCTTTTTTGCATCCGCTGATTTTCTATTAGCTTGATGAACTGATAAAATCGGTATTTGATACTCTTCCGTAAATCTAGCTAAATCCTCACTTATATTAGCATAACGTATTCTTTCTTCTCGCCCGTTACGATCGTCGCTCATAAGCGACAATTGGTCTAAACCCCATATATCAAAAGCATGCCGATCTTGTAAAACTCTCATTGTATTAACAGAACACTTACCTAAGTCTTTTTGAGTAAAAACTCTAAACTCTGGAAGATCCCCTTTTATTAGGGCATTTATATATTCTCGATACTCTTTCATAGTTTTTGGTCCAACTTCGGGTACTTCAAGAGATCCTAAATCGGGATTACCACCAATAAGCTGAGAATTACCAAAATGTTTATACATTGTATCAAACCTAAACCCTAGTAATAAATGACTCATTTCTCCAGAGTAACATCCAACTTTTTTACCTTGTAAAACTGCTTGAATTAAATAGTACATTAACAACCACGATTTTCCTTCGTTAGTACGAGCTAAGACAACTACTAAATCTTCTGGAAGCCATCCATGCAACGTCTCGTCCATTCTTTTATCCCCAGTGCTAATTCCTATAAGACCATTAACCTCTATACGTTTAATATAATCTTCTAATCTTTCTCCAGCCTGACGAATTAAATCTTTACCGCTCCCAA